TATAGTATACCCTCCTTTTCTTTATAAAAGGATCTATGTCTATTGTATTCTAACTAATTAAAGAAGTTAGCGTAGGCATCATATACAGAAGCCGGTGTTTGTTTAACCGGTTCTTTATATGTACCTTCGTCCAATTCTATTAATTTCTTTAGACCAATAGAGTAATTATTTTGGACAAGAGAAAATAAATCTTGATTGTATGAATATGTAGATTCTCCTATTGAAGAACCATACATTATTTCATCAGTCTCATTTATTTTCTTAAATCCTAAACTAAATATTTTTCCTGTATTTAGTAAATCGAGTGTTTTATTTCTCTCTTTACCAAATACATTATCAATATTTAGCATTAACAATTCTTTGGACTTCTGTCTGTAATTAAGATGGTTAACATCTCATTTACTTACAGAATCCTTATAATGGTTAATGTAATTAACTATTCCTTTAAAAATAGGATAATTCCTCAATTCATTAGGATCTTCTAAGTTATAGATACTTTTGTTTTCTATAATCTTAGATGCCAAATTATTTAAGGAAGTCATACTATTTTTGACGGAACTTCCCATTCCCTGAGCCACAACATCATCATACACAGTATGAATTAATTGTTCATCAGGGATCATGTATTGTTCATTTTTGATATTTAAACATAATAATTCTCTAAGAGAATCATATGTTAAAAATCCAAATGAATAATCCAATGATTTATGGAAAGTATAGATCTTCATTTTAAATCTTGAATTATTAAATTTCTTTGATAATTTAAGACTTAAACCTTTATAAAGAGAAGATAATATACATGGAAGATTCTTAGTAGAACCTAGGTAATTCCCCTTGACTTTGTAAAAATCATAGAGGTTTACCATTACTATAAATGGATTTTCGATATTATCGACTATCCCATTCATTGGTAATCCAGTAAATTCTCTTCCTTTACAGAATCATCTTTTAGCAAATTCATATGTATCTTTTGATACATGTGTTTTACTATCAGATAATTCAACACCTAGATAATTCATTCACTTCATATAAGTACGGGCGACTTTATCGTTTTTTATGACGATATCGTCTCCAAGAATTATATAATCTGAAAAATTATCGTAACCATTAAGTTTCGCACATCAGTGTAAAACTAAATGATGGGTAAGTGTAAAGGCAGCTCAGGAAGAATATGAACCCATAGGTTGTCCAGTTCTGTACTGAACTAGATTTCCTTCTGGTGTTTCAAATTTCCTATCAGATAGAATAAAACTTCATCCATCGGCGACCTCTTTTGATATTGCTATCTCAAGAAGTCTCCTTTGTAATGAAATTGGAAATCTATCTGTTGCTGATGATAGGTCTATAGATCAAAACATATTTCCATCGTCCTTTCAATTATTTAAAGGATTTTGAGTATAAGTTCTATCACATGGAAGATTTTGAAGTTTATTCATTATCTTTTCATGTATAGGTTTAAGAAAAAGTTGTGTATAGTAATCTACTATTGCAACAATTCTTAGCTTACACTCAGGATCATAAATAAATGAAAGTTTACCCAATTTGTTTGAAGAAAAGTTTTTCTCTCAAGCATAATTGTATTGACTTTGGAAATAATCAATACCTGATTGGTCCGTTATTTTAAATATCGAAGCCATCAAGTCATAACTGTAAGACAATAAAGAACTGTAAGCAGTTTTTGTTGCCTTACCATTTGGTCCAGCCTTATTTGATAAATAAATATTTTTTATATCAAATTTTGGTTTTTCCATTTGTAGGTTATAACTTTTTACGAATTCTTTAATAAATCCTGTAGGAATAGTTTTCACTATCTTTCCAGGTTTTGTTATTGATTCGTAATCAGGTTTGATTTTTAGTTTTTCTTTACCCTCAGCTTTAAGAGTTCTAGATAAACAAAGAATAGTCATCAAAAACTTTCTTTGCTCTAGAGTTCCTTTAGCAAGGGGTTTAAGAAAATCTAAACGTTTTGGTCATCCATCAGTATCTAAACCAATTTTTAAGTTATTAAACAATAATGGAGATCCACATATGTACCTTGTACAGTGTAATCTACATTGCTTTAAATATTTCACAGTCTTAATAAGACCTTGAGTATTTAATAGTATGTTTAATAATTTAAAGTACTTGTTTAGATAGTCTAAATTATTAATAGTTGGAAATACAATAGAACATAGCTTAACTGTTATGTTATATAATTGTTTTTTCATATTAAATTTTAGATTAATGTATAGTGTTTTATCTTCATTGTACATCTATGGTGGAAGAATACCCTCCAGTTGCTAACTGGAGAAATTCCTTTAGATTCTTTTTACAAAGAATAGGAATAAAAAATTACTAAAACCTCTACCTAAGAGATTTTCCGGGTATGTATGTAATCAAGCATACATACGGAGTAATATCCAAAAATTAGCTGAAAAG